GCAATCTCGGGGGCCCGGCGACTGGTCAGGTGGCACACCCGACGCTCACTTCGGCGTCGGGTCGACCGCAGCGCATTCCAGGGCCGGACCCGGATCTGGAGAGGCCCGGGATCGTGCTGCCCGACAGCGTCACCGATGTGGTGTTGCTCGGTGACGGCGACAGTGACCCGCTGCTGACGCAGTGCGCTATCCACCGTGCCGCCTTGCGGTTCCGGAATGCCAACGAAACGCGTACCGTGCGGGTCGCCTGGGCTCCGCAGGGCAAGGATTTCAACGATCCGATCGAGAATCGTGCGGCCCTGGTGCAAGATGCAAAGGCCGTCGAGCGGCCTGTTATCCCTGCACCCAAAAACGCAAAAAGCTCGCCGAGCGCGCTCTCTCCGGCAGAGAGGCACGAACCGGCAAAACCGCGTTCCTGTGGTTTCGACATCGATGAACTCAACACGGAGTGGGCCTTGGTCCTGATGGGCTCAAAGGCGGTGGTGTTCCTGGAGCAGCCAAAGGCGGTGTTCGAAGATCGAAAGCGCTTTCTGACCGTCGAAGCGTTCGGGGCGTGGTTTGCGAACCGGTTCACCGAAATTGTCGGGGCGGACGGCAAGATCAAGGTCGTCACCTGGGATAAGGCGTGGATGGCCTCGCCCAAGCGCAGAGCGTACCGCGGCGTCGAGTTCTATCCCGACCCGCAGGATAGGCCTGGAATGGAGGGATATCTGAACCTCTGGTCCGGGTTCTCTGTGGCGCCGGCAAGCGGCGGCTGGCAACGCTACCAAACATTCCGCGACCATCTTCTCAACAACGTATGCGGGGGCGACGAAAGCCTTTTCCGCTGGGTTTTCGGGTTCTTCGCGCACATCATGCAGCGTCCGCGCGAGCGCATTGGTGTCGCATTGGTCCTCCGCGGTCTGATGGGGACCGGTAAAACGAAGGTCGGCGAGGTCGTTGGATCACTGATCGCGACGCATTACTTCCTCGTCGACGACGCCCGGTACGTAACGGGAAACTTCAACGCCCATATGGCGACCTGTCTGCTCCTTCAGGCCGACGAGGCGGTGTGGGCTGGGGACAAGGCGGCCGAGGGTCGGATCAAGGGCCTTATCACGTCGCCCTTCCAGCAAATCGAACATAAGGGCGTCGATCCCATCCGGCTGCACAACTATGTCCGGCTACTCCTAACTTCCAATGAGTCCTGGGTTGTGCCAACCGGCCTGGATGAACGGCGATTCGCTGTCCTCGACGTTGATCCCCGCTGTGCCAAGAACATTGAGTACTTCGCAGAAATGGACCGCGAGCTTGATGATGGTGGCCGCGAGGCTCTCCTCGCCGACCTGCTGGCGTTCGATCTCGACAGCGTCGACCTACGAACAATCCCCAAGACCGAAGCGCTCTTGGAGCAAAAGATAGCGTCGCTGTCCACGATCGATTCGTGGTGGTTTTTGCGGTTGCAATCGGGAACGATCAGCCGTCAACACGACGACTGGGCTGAGCAAATCCCGACCCAGCTGCTTTACGACGACTATGTGGCAGCGGCGGATAAGATTGGCGTGAGGCGCAAGCAGGAGGAGCCCATATTCGGTCGCCGTCTGCGAAAGCTGGTGCCGGAGATGCGACGTGTCCAGCGATCAAATTTGGACGAGATGGGAAAACGGCATCGGTGGTGGGTGTACGACTTGCCGTCTCTCGATCGAGCGCGAGAGCACTTCGAGAAAATGGTGGAGCAGCCCGTATTGTGGGATACGTAGAGGGGTATGGCATTTAGATAGAAACCGAGTTATGTTCGAAGCAACTAGAAGCCGTCCGCCGCATACCGCGCTGGGCGGCTTCAGGCGTTTTTGAGGTTCGTACACCAGATGTGCACCAGATAGTCACCAGATCGGCAAATCAATAAATCGCTGTGCCACAGCGACCTGCACTAGATACACCAGATACACCAGCATTTTTGGAGGTCCGTGCGCGCCCGCGCGCGCGCGTGCGCGCCTGCGCACGTATACGCACCCGCGCGCGCACGGGGTGGCAAAATATCTAGTGTATCTAGTGTATCTAGTGCACAACCCTGATTTGCGGGCATTTCTTGCAATCGTGATCTAGTGACATTTTTGGTGTATCTGGTGTATCTAGTGCACGGCCTTTATTTATCGGCATTTCTTGCAATCGAAATCTCGCGGCACGTTGCGTTGCAAATCTTTTCGATACTGGGTCTGCGAAAATGTGCGAGTTTCGCTTGAGCGTCGCCGCGTTCATGATTAAAATCAGACAAGCCTTAAGCTTGAACAGGTTTGATGATGGCCGGAGTAGGCAACGTAGCACGCCGCGTTACCAACCCGAGCGGCAAGGGCGGCTTCAAGAAGGGCCAGTCCGGAAATGTTGGCGCCCGCACACGTGCTGTTTCACTCATCTTCGGCAATCTTGCCGTTGAGGCGCGGAAGTACGCGAAGATGGCTCTCACCAATCTTGTTCACCTGGCGCGCCATGCCGAGAACGAGAGCGTCCGCTTGAATGCTACGATTGCCATCCTTGACCGCGGCTTCGGCCGGCCAACCCAATCGATCGATTTGAAAACCGACGCCACCGCGGTTCAGTTGAACTTTTTTGAGGGCCTTGGCATCGAGGAACAGCGGCTGATGCGCGAGAGTCTCAAGGCCGTTGAACACGATCCGTCAGGCGTGAACAACATCCTCGAACTTGTGGGCGAGGCTATACCGCAATGAATGCATTCGCGCCGGTATCGCCAGAGGTGCGCAACTACTTTGCCGCATTAGCGCAGCTATCGCCCGAAGCTCGCAAGCTCTTGCGCAGACGGCTTGAGACCAACATTGCGCGATATGATGCGTACCGTCGGTTCGAACGGCTGTATCCCGATAACGGTCCCCTACGTCGCGAATTGTACGGGAAGCACGTTGCTTTCTTTGCCGCCGGGGCCGAGCACATGGAGCGTGCCCTGCTTGGCGGCAATCGATCCGGTAAATCGACCTGCGCGGCCTTCGAGCTGACTTGTCATATGACCGGCCGATAAACGTTTCGACCGCGCGGTTTCGGCATGGGCTGCCGGCGTCGACGCGAAGTCGGTGCGTGAAACAGTGCAAGTTGCGATGTTCGGCGAGGAGGGCGCGATCGGCACCGGCATGCTGCCGCTCGATATGATCGTGAGCACGACGAAACGCGCAGGCGTCCCCGGCGCGATCGACAGTGCATTGGTCCGGCACGCGACCGGAGGCACATCGCGCGTGCTTTGTAAGGCGTATGATCAAGGTCGAGAGAGCTTCCAAGGCGCGAAGGTCGACATTGGATGGTGTGATGAGGAGCCGCCCGCTGATGTGTACAGCGAGTTTTTGACCCGCCTGATGGCAACCGTGCCCGGCGACACCAGCGGCCTGATGATGGCAACGTTCACGCCCCTGAACGGTATTTCCAAAGTCGTTCTCAGCTTCCTGCCAGGCGGCAAGCCGGAAGAATCAGCATGAGCAAGTGGCATATTCTCGTCGGCTGGGAGGACATCCCTCACCTTTCGAAGGCGGACAAGGAAAACCTTGCGGCAAGTTACTTGCCGCATGAGCGCGAAGCCCGCATGAGGGGCGTTCCGAGCCTTGGTGCTGGTGCGATTTTTCCAATTTCCGAAAGCGACTTCGTTGTCGATCCCTTCCAGATTCCGGCGTGGATGAAACAAGCTTTTGGTTTTGATGTTGGCTGGAATAAATCTGCGGCGGTGTGGGGTGCTCACGATCCCGAGACCAGCATAACGTATCTCTGCTCGGAATATTACCGAGGGTCGGCGGAGCCTCCGATTCATGCGGCGGGCATCAGGTCAAGAGGGAACTGGATTCCGGGCTGCATCGATCCTGCCGCCCGCGGGCGCGGACAGCGCGATGGCGAACAATTGTTGAAAATCTACCAAGACCTCGGTCTGAACTTAAAGCCTGCCGAGAACGCTGTGGAAAGTGGCATCTATGAAATTTGGTCGCGGTTATCGTGCGGCCGACTCAAAGTGTTCTCCACCCTTCAAAATTGGTTGGCCGAATTCAGACTTTACCGACGGGACGAAAAGGGCCGCGTCATCAAGGAACATGATCACTGTATGGATGCGACAAGGTATCTCATATTGTCGGGCCTGTCGCGTGCCGTCGCGCGGCCGGTCAGCATGTGGCCGCAGATGCAGACTATGCGGCAGGCCGATTATGACCCATTCTCTTCCCTATAGGAGGAATCGACCGTGAGCGACCGCGTCGAGATCGTACCAGGGTCCCCGCAGTGGCGGGCGTGGCGCGAATACCGCGTCCGTCACGGTCTCGCCGTGGAGTTGATGGAGCGATGCGCCATGCTCGGCAAGCTGTGGCGCGAGAATCAAGAATGGCCCGACGAGACCAACGAGGGAACGGCTGATTCGGCGGACGAGGCAGCGTCGCAAGCGGCGGAGGCAATGGTGCCATCGGAAGGTGCGAGGCCGCCGCGCGAGCCTCCCCCTTTTACCTGGTGCAATAGCATCGAAAAAGCCCGGTTGATTGACTATCTGGTCGGAACCGGTTTGACGGCTGAGCTTGCGGAGGTGGAGCTTATGGAAATGTCGATCGGAGGGTTGCAGCAATTGACGATCGTCGCTATGCGGCAGCAGCGGCAGGCCCCGCTTGGGAATTTCAACACATCCTACGACCCGTTCGCCAATTTGTGAACCGAAGGAGGAGAAGGACAACGTGGCAGCTCGACATCAGCCCACGCTTGCTGAACGCACGATCGCGGCAATAGAAGCCCGCGAACGCGAAGTCAGCGGCTATACATCTGTTTGGGATTCGCCCGAGTGGGGGTTTGAACCCGACAAGAAGGAGGTAGAGAGCCTCGTTTCGATGGATGTATGGGGTCCGGTCACGAACAATTTTGGGGTGGCGCAGCAGATCGACGATCCGGGGCCGGTTAGTGCTCGGCGACGCGCTTTGTATGGGTAAGGTTGCAGGGATTGAGCGCGAGATCGCTTCCTACGGCGCAGTTTTATGGGTGACGTGTTCTATTGTGTAGCAGTGGATGCCGATAGCGATTTAGGCACCTGATGCGGCACCGGCACCGAATGGCCAACCAAAAACTAGCTCTGTCTTACTCCTCGCCTCATGATCCTCCGATTTTAAGCTAATTCATCCAAAAACAAATCGAAGCATTTCGTGCGATATCTCATCGCACGCCATTCGATTGCGTCGATAGAGGTCTCCTATTTCAGAGGGC